AGCGCGCTCGATGAGGGGCTGCGCCAGTGAGAGGCTGCGCTGCGCGAACTCCTGCGCCCTTGTGCCCCGGCGGGCGATCGCGAACTGGATCCGGCGCGCCACCCCGTACGACTCCCCGGGCGGCACATGCAGCTTGCGCTCCACCCAGTGAATGAGCGGGCCGACCGGTGGCCAGTGCGGCCGGCTCCCGTATTCGACCACCGGGGCATAGCCGGCCTGCCACCAGACATAACCACTGACGTCCACCGGCTCCTGCGACTGCACGCTCACCTGCGCGCCGATTGTGTCGCGCAGGAAAGCTGTCGCCCCCACCGGGGTCTGCTCGAAGGCGACGGTCCGGAGCTGCTCGGTCGCCTTCGCCATGGCCTGCTCCACGATCCGCGCCGCCTGCGGTCCCATTCCGGCGCGAAGGCGCGCGAGAAGCCCGTTCAGTTGGTCGAGCGACCGCGCTTCAACCTCCATATGCAGCGCGTACGGCGCGCCAGTGTCCTGCCAGATCCTCATAGCCGCGGCCACCCCCAGTCCGCATGGCGCGCCGCGGGGGAATGGGTGGCGTTGCCCTGCGCGTCCGCCCCTGCGCCCGCAATCGCCAGCCCCCGCCTGCGCAGGTGGGCGGACAGCTCGCGCCAGACGTCGGCCTTCTCGCGGTAGTTCACGCTGTCGGCCGGGATCGCGGGCGCATTGCTCCGGCCGAAGCGCGCGGCCACGGCCTGCGCCACAAGCGATGCCGCCAGATGCGCCGCAGCCTCCGCAAGGCTGTCCGGAATCGAGGCCTGGGTCCAGGGCAGGGTGAAGGTCAGCACGGCGCGATCCCCGGGCGCATAGGCCCTGCCGAGGATCCGCCACCCGTCCGGTCTGGTGAGCAGGCTCGAGGCGTCCAACAGCCGCGGCCTGCGGCTGCCCGGCGGAAACTCGACGCTGATCAGGCTGCTGATCCCTGAATCCCAGCCGGGCGGATAGGGCTGGTCCGGCCCCGCCTCCAGCTCCAGCTCTGCCTGTGCCACGCGCGGCCGCAGGCGGGAGAGCTCCAGCAGCGCCCCGGCCACGCTCGCCGCGTACACCTCGGCGCTTGCCAGCCGTTCCGCCTCCTCGCCTGCCTCGTCTGAGAGGATCTGCCGCGCCCTGAGAGCGATGTCCATGTCAGGCCCGCCGCCACCAGATTACCACCGACCCGGTCCCGACCTGCTCCACGTACAGCCCGTTTTGCAGCCGCGCGCCCCCGGGCGGGAACGGCTGAATGAATAGGCCGTTTTGGGCGGGCGTGATATCGACATCTATCAACACCTGGCCGGTCGGTCCAGTCCCGTCCCAGATGGAAAAGCTCATTGAGCTCATGATACCCACCGGGGTGATGCCGGCCACCACGCAGGGGCCGGTGTGCACCGTCCCGCTGTCGTTGACAAGTGTGTAGTCCCAGCTTGCGTCCAGCCGGCCCTGGGAGTCGGCCCGCAGAGCCGCGGGCGTCCCTCTCGGCGTCTCGGCAAATGTCAGGCTCATGATACTCACTCCATTCCGGGCGGCACCGCCAGCAGGCTGCACCGGCAGTTCACCGCCTCCTCCGGCGGCAGGGCCGGATCCACCGGGTGCTGACAGGGGTGACCGCCCACATAAAACGGCTCGTTCACCGGCACCGGCGGCTGCAGCCCGGCCTCCACGTGCGTCGGCCGCACGCGGTCGTCCCCGGCTGTGCCCCAGCGCTTTTTCCACACCTCACCCGGCAGCGCCTCCCGCTGATACTGCCCCGCCCGCAGCCAGGCCGCGCGATTGGCGACCCGGTTCGTCTCAGTGCGGACGATCGCCTCGGCCCGGTGGAACCTGGACGCAAAGGTCAGTTTGCGGAAGTCTTCGCTTGCCACTTCGCGCATCGTCTCGTAGAGGCTCCGGCCGGTGATGAAGCCCGCGCGGATGGTGTTCCGGATGCCCGTGCGGATCGGCTCTACGATATCGCGCTTCACCAGATCCAGGGTGAACTCCGCCCACAGGTCCAGGTACAGTTCCCCGGGAAGCTCCCGGCGCATCACCGGGATGTCCCGGGCATACCTGTCCACAGCGCGGTCCACGCGCTCAAGGCCCGATTGCGCGGCATCATCCAGCATGATGCCAGCGGCGGCCTGCAGGCGCTGCTCTACCTGGTCCAGCGCCGCGTCGATCCTTCGCAGCAAGCTGTCCAGCCGCCCGCGCGTCCACTCGCCGCGGGCGGCCAGAAGCTCCCGGAGCGCAAGCGACCGGGCCTCCTCCAGCTCCCGGCGCAGTGCATCCAGGTGGCGCGCGCTCAGACGCTCCATCTCGCGCTCCGCGCGGGAAAGCTCCTTCTCCCACCACGGGCTGCCGCGCACGCCTTCAATCCTCCGGGATATGCAGGCGGGCCGGGGAGCACCCGGCCCACCTCACTTCCGCTTTCTGCCGGCGCCCTGCGCCGCGGGCGCGGCCCGGTCCTCCTGGTTCACCGCCCCGTCCGCATCCTGCGCCCGCGCCTGCTCGAGCACCGCCGCGTAAGGCCAGTCATCGTCCCCTGTCTCCATGGTATCCACCAGGTCCAGCCCGTCCGCCCGGTGCAGCTCGATCCACTGCTCCAGCGCCTGGAGGTTGCCGGCCCGGATTACGCGCCGCTCAGACATAGCGGAACCGCACATGGCCGCCCGCGTTCGTCCACGTGCCCCCGGTGCCGACGCGCTCGGCCTCGATGATCAGTTTATCGCCGGGCTGCATGGTGGTTCCCGGGCCGCTGCAGGTGATCAGCAGGCTGTTATCCTTGCTGACGTTCACTCCCGATGTGAACTGCACCTGGCCGATCAGGGTGTTGCCGGCGCCGTTTGCGCCCCCGTTGCGGATGTTGAGGTTGATGCGGTTCGTGTTATCGCCGGTGACAGCCGCCCCGGCGATCACGGAGACGCTTTCCACCACCACATCCGCCGGGGCCACCCACACGGCCGCCCGGTCACTTGCGCCCGTCGCATTCAGTGTCCGGATGAAGATGGGGGCCACGTGGCTGCCCGGCACATATCCGACATGGCCAACCGTGTTCTTGCTCATGGTTTCCTCCTGTTGTTTTCAGTTCTCACCGGCCTGGAAAGGCTGATGCAGCCCCGTTACACCACGCTGCGATCCCAGGAGAGCGGCTCCTCCACGGCGATGCCGTAGATGAAGCGCACCTTGTACGTCAACGCGTCGGCCTCGAACTCCTCCTTCGTGAAGAGTTCGGGCTGCTGGCGCCCCTGGTAGAAGCCCACCTCGAGCGTCGGCGCTGACGCGGGATCCGCGCACAGATACCAGTCGTTCGGGTCCGTCCAGAACGGGACCACCAGCACCTGATAGGCGTTGCGGTGCCAGTTCGGCTCCGTTGCGTTGAAGTTCGTGGTCTGGACCAGCACCTGGCTGTTGGTCAGCCGCCATGCCGTCTCCTCCAGGTCCGGCGGCACGATCAGAAGTCTCGGGATGATCGTGCCGGCATCCATCCTCTGGCCGCCGATGGTGTTACCGAACGTCGCGCGCTTGAGCATATTCACCCGGCGCGCGCTCAGCGTGGCGCTGGAGAGCGGCGCACTGCCCTGGTTGCCGCTGCCGCTGGTGGAGCCGTCCCCGCCCCGGAGCGTGCTCGAAGGATGGAACAGGGTCACGTTGTCCCCCATCGTGGGGTTAGAGGTCAGCACCCCGAACACATCCCGGTTCAGGGTCTGGCGCGCGGCGCGGCCCATGGCCACCGGGATGTTCCGGATGGCCCGCAGGTCGTCGTTTGCGATCGTCTCGAGCGTGATCGTGAAGAGCCCGCCCCGCTTGCCGAGCGTGTAGCTCTCGCCACCGTCCACGGGGTTCGCGAGCGGGTGATAGGTGCCGTTCTCGGGCACCACCGGCAGCACGCCGAAGCCGCCGTATTTCACCAGGTACTGCGGCCGGAAGTCGGTCACACTGCTGATGGTGCTCGCGATCTGGCGCCACTCCTGGTCGGCGTCCGGCCGGCTGAACTCGGCGATGAGCCGTTTGTGCATCCGGTCCGCAAACACCGCCGCCCAGGTGGTCGTGAGGAGCGCCTCAACGCTGCGCTCGCTGTCGTATCCGCCGCCGTGCGTATCCCTCAGGATCTCAATCGGCGGGGTCAGCCAGTCCTTGCCGGTCCAGCGGCAATAGGCCTCCCTGAAGCTGCGGAACGGCGGCACGCCGTCCACCGGCTGCCCGGCCAGCATCCCGTCGATCGCCGCGATCATGCGGTCGCGGGAATCTTTGGTCACCTGCACGCCCAGGCCGGTCACGCGCGCGCTCTGTGCGGCCTCGTCCAGGGCCTCCTTCACGCCCCGGATGCGCCGGTCCAGCTCGCCAGGCTCGAAGACGCGCCCGGCGAATTCGCTACGCACCAGCTCCGCCGCCTTGGCCGGCAGCCGCGACTCGGCAAGCCGCGACTCGAGCAGCACGCCGCAGCGCTCGCGCCTTGCCTCCTCCAGCAGCTGGCGCACCTCATCCGCGCCGTCAGTTTCAGCGGAGCGTCCATCGCCGCTGCTGTCCTCAGACCCGCCGGCCGCCTCCTGCGCCCTCCGAGCCTCATCCAGCTCCCGCGCCAGCGCTTCCAGCGCCTCCGCAAGCGCGGGGTGCCTGGACGCCAGCTCCTCTGCCGTCAGGTTCTCCGGATCCTCCACACTCGCCTCGACCAGCTTCCAGAGAGCCGGCCGGGCTTTGATGTCCTCCATCGTCAGATTCATCTTTACCTCCCGGTATGAGGTCCACCACGGATCCACCGCGGCGGACTCGAAGAGCCGGCCGCCAGCGGCCGGCTGCACCACGATATCCACGCTGTTTCCGGGGTCGGCGACGAGCGCCTCCACTTCCCGGATCAGCTGCCCGTTCTCGCGCACCACACGGGGTTTGGCTGCCAGATCGATCGACACACCGATCAGCTCGCCCGCCTCGCGCGCCGAGCGCAGCACGGGCAGGTAATGCTCGAACACGTGCAGGTCTCCCCGCACGGCGCCGTCTGAGTAGCGCACATTGCGCCATGTGCCTGCCAGGTTGCGCGGGTCGCTGCGCCCGGTGAGATCTCCCGAGCGGTAGTGGCCGCTTCTGGCCGGCAGGCCCTCCATGATGTGGCAGTCGCGCGCCAGCACCTCCTCGCGGTAGCGGTTCCGGTTCCGGCTCAGGCCCGCGCGGATCAGCACCGCACCG